GATTCTGAAGTGCCTTGATAAACAAACTCGTCTAAATTATATGATGAACCACCCAATAATGATACATTACTTGTCTGTGATATAACACTATTTGCATTTGCTACTGTATCAGAACTTGTCTCACCATATTTATTTGGGTTTATTAGAATACCATATTGGCGATATGTTGTATTTGAAGAAATTAATCCACCTTCTGTTGAATCGACTTCACCAATTTTTTCAACAATCATAACATTTGATGCGCCAATATCTCTTGCTGGATTAAAACCGTGTCCAAATTTAGGTGGTAATATTACTCTTGCATTTGCGCCAGTTCCTGTTCCATATAAAGTAACATTACATCTGGTATAATTTTTACCATTGGTTGTTATTGTTACTTTTCCAATTGTATTTGATGATAGAGTGACATCTCCAACAACAGAATCACCATCTCCATCAAAATATGCTCTGGTTTTTAGTGATATATTATTCGAACTACCACCACCAGATGCAATTGTTTCTGTTGAAAGTGTTATTTTCTTATTTACAACATCAAATGCTGTAACATAAGTTCCGTTTGCAATCCCTGTTCCTGATATCGACATATTTACAGCAATATTTGACGCAGAATAGCTTGTATCTGAAATAGTCAAATTAGAACAACTTGTGGAAAAAGAACTAACATTTATTGAAGTATGATAATAGCCAGTACCAGCATTATCAATATTTACGGTTGTTATTTCACCATCAACAGGTATAGTATCCGATGTGCTATAATCTAACTTTGACTGTGATGATGGTGCTGGTATCCATGTATTTGATAAAAACTTATTTGATGGGCGAACATTATACAAATATTTCCAAATATAACCATCATTTGTTGAAATATTCCCGTTTGATGATAAATTTTGACCTGTTGGTTGAACTGTTGAATTAGCTGAAGAATTGTTTGATAGACACAAATAAACATTTCTATCAGTAGTTATAACATACATCGGTTTAAGATTCTGTGATGTATTTGACGATAGTAGAGTATCCAATGTTATAGTATCATCAAATTGACGATATTTTGTATTCCCTGTCCAATCAACTCTTGCTGCAACTAATTCTACATCATTTCCTGTAATCTTTTTTGCAGCATACATGTTATTCCATACTTGTTTTTCTGCTGCAACAGTATCGGAAATGATATCGGGTGACGATTCATTGGCATAAGGAACATGATTTCCAATGAAAACATATCCCAAAGTAGCTGGTTCTGGTTCAAAGAAAGATTCCTTGAATTGCTCTGCATTATTATAAGATATTTTTTTAGATGTATATGATGGCATAGTTTTCTATTTATCTCAATTTAAAATAACAATACTTTCATTATTTGTCGTTATTGAAAATGCTGATGTAACAGCAAGATTTGTATTGCTTATAATACTGCTTATTACTCTAATTTCAGAGTTAATTGCTATCTGTGAACCTATATTGAAAATTACGGTATTAGCAACATTAAATTTGGTATTTGTTCCTGTCACATAGATGCTATTATTGACAACATTTGCTGTGCCAGAAATGGTAACTGATGAATTCGAATATGGAACATTACTTTCAACATAATTTGGAATATCTAATTTGGTTATTTCGGCATATGCTCTATAACCTGCTGGATGAATTAGTTGTTTGAAAATGCTCTTATATTTTGCAAATTCCTCTGATGTTGTTGTCACATATGAATAATCAACATAATAATTTCTTCCCTGTAATTTTCTATCAGATGATGATATAATACTGTCTGAAGATGTCCATCTACCTGGTAATGATTCATATGTTGCAAATACATTCGCATATGCTGTAGCAGTTCCATCACCTTTATTTGTTAAATCGATAGCAGGAACATACTTCAAACCAACACCATTATCAGTAATAATAATTTCTTGTATTTCACCTGGTTTATTATTACCTGAAACAACAGATAAATCTTCACCATCGCCCATTATTGATGTGACAGAAATATTTGCACCCGAAGCTGATAAATTTGAAACTGAAACTGTCGGTAATTTATCTTGTCTATAGTTTTGTCCACCAAGAAGATACTTGTTCCATAAACGTATTTTCTGTGATGTTGCAGTTTGTCCAAAATGCGTATTTACATTTAGTGAAGTATCTGATGCTATGACAGAAACAGTTCTTGTATTATTTCCTATTTTTATTTTGTTACCAACTTTTAATTCAGTAGTAAATAAGGTACCTGTTCCAACAACCATAACATTTGATGATTGTATGTTTGCTGTTCCCGTTAATTTTGGTGGAACAAATTCAACTTTTGTAATTGAACCTGTAGCATTTACAGAAGAAACTTCACCCTCTGCACCTATACCTAATGACATAGGTTTATTTGTAAAGACTAATTCATCACCAACTGAATAGCCCGTGCCACCATCATGTATTACCATTTTACCCAAAGAACCAAATGTATCAATTTTAATCAATGTATAAGATGCTGTATTTGCTGTTAGTGGTGCAATATTTACTGTAGCTGGCGCAGCATTTAATACAGGAGATGTAACAACTACAGCATTTGCTACATTGATACTAACAATCGCTATTTCACCTATACCAACATATGATGTATTTGATAAAACTGTTGATATATTACTATAAAGATTTGAACCACCGCCAGTATTTCCAGAAAAATGCCAATTACTTGCACTCAATATTGTATTTGTTGGGTCAACATCACTAATAATATCAGAATATATTGTAAAAGTATTTGCAGTATTTGCACCCGTATTATCTACAGAACTTACTGAAAATAAAAATTGTGTGGGTAAATAATCAACAGCAACTATACTTGAACCAACATTAAATCCCGCACCACCATCATTTACATTTATTTTTGATACTGTTCCTTTAAAAACTTTTGAAATTAGTGCTGAAGGTGTTCTTACTGATTCGGGTGCACTTATAAGAACTGGGTCACCTACATTGTAATTTGCACCACCATCAATAACTGTTATGGATTTAAGTGATGAATATGTTTGTAGTGAAACATCAATTAATTCATCATTAGGACCAATAATATCTGTTGTTAATTTTTCACCAAAATCAAATTCACCATCAAGAGTTTTATTATTAATATAAAATTCAACAACTAATTGATTATTGATATATCTTGATGAAGTTTTTTCAACGATTGCTGTTGCACCCGATGTAACGCCATTTATTTTACGATTTGAGAAAATATTATAATTTAGATTGTTATAATAAACTAAAACTTTTTCACCATTTGGTATAGCACTATCAAAAGCAATTTTTTGTGATTCTGGTCGTAAATAAACTGATGTCGTATTCAACAAAGACGCATATTTTGTTCTATTCGAAAGAATTGTAAGATTAAATATATTCTCAATATAGTCTTTAATTGAATTTGATATAGTTGCTCCATTATACCACTGATTGTATATTCCAGCATCAGCAGAAGTTACTAACCCACTATTATTCAAATCACCCAATTTTCTTCCATTAATCGACTCGTTTAATAATGAAAAATATGGCTCTACCGAAACAGCAGCATCTAATAAATGTAAAGCCATTTTTGAATAATCTACTGATACTATTGATATATCAGTATTTTGTGTTGGCTTTTCAATTAAATAAAATTCTTTATTCGTGCCATCGCTTTGATATTCTGAATATATGTCTGTCGTTATACGAATAATATTTTCAACTAACCATTTACCATCCGATGCTCTTAATACATTATTTTTTGGATAATTAACTTCAAGTTCTTGTCCAAACAAGATTCTGAATAAAAGTTTGAATGACTTTTCCGAACCTTTTGAAAGATATAATGGTAACACATGTTTAATCAAAAATGCTTTATCAACTGCAACATCTTTTGGAAATAAACTCGCAAAGGTATTAAAAAATTGCTGTTCAAATTCATCAATAGAATAATCAACGTCTGATAGATAGCGAAGATTTTTAGCTTCTGCTATCAAATCATTTTTTTCACCAGTTTGTTTCTGTTCCAAATACTCATAATATGCTTCAAGAAATGTTTGGAATAAAGGATATTCTTCACGAACGAATTCGGGAAGTTGTCTGTTTATGAGTATCGAAGTTTTTAAATCTGTAGCCATTATTAAATCTTAACTAATTCGGTTGAAATTGCTGTTGGGTCTTCCACATCGATAGAAATTATTGTATTTCTAAATGAATCAACAATACCTCTTTGCGATTCTATTGTAAGTCTTAACAATGAATCTGAAGTATCTGCTGAAATAACTCTCAAATCATTAAGCTGAACTATACCACTATCATAATTTATTGAACCAATATTATCATTTATAATCTGTCTCTGTGCGTTATCATCAAAATAAACTAAACGTAAAGTTCCCTGTCTGCCATCTAAAACAGCTAATCCAGTTGCACCATTACCACTACCACCAGAAATAGTAACAACAGCACGTGTATAATTAATTCCACGATTTACAACGTTAATACTTTGTATTTTACCATTGACTATTACTGCTTCGGCTGTTGCACCAGTGCCATCTCCAGTGATAGTGACTGTTGGTGTAGTCAAATAACCTGTTCCAGGATTTAATACTGATATAGATGAAATACCTGTAAACGATTCGGGTGTTTCTTCTATTTGAACTTTTCTCAAAACACCTAAAATATCATATGCCGAAAATTCAGTCGATTGTAATTTATTTGTTGTAGTTCCGCGATGCAATGGTGCTGCAAAATCAATTTTATAATTTGCTGATATTCCGATTTGAGGTTCAAATCTTTTTTGCAATCTTAAAATTACTTCAGAACCCTTAATCGCATTAGTATCAATAGAATCAATTGCATCTTGTAATTTTGATAATACAAATGAAGAAGCAAATTTATTCAGATATGTCGTATTATAAGAAATTACAGCATTTTTAATTGCTGTTTTTAATGCATCTGAACTTAATGAAGTTTTTGTTGGGTCATATTCAACATAATTTTCAACAACAAGATAAAGATATTCAGGGTCACGAATTTCAGGTGTTGTTGTAACAATAGCTTTAGGTTTAATTATTTCATCAATAATTCTTTGCTTTTCTGTTTCGGAAATATAATAACCTGTTTTAGGTTTTAATGAAATGAAAACTTTACCATAAACAGGTATTGTTTCATCTTCACCGCCCCATACAGATAGTGAATCAATACTTGGATAACTCTTTAGTAAATATGATTCATAGTCTTTAAATGTGACCAATCTATTTTGTGTTGAAAATTGCGCTGCTGCTGAGAATTTAATATTATCGACAGATTCCCTATCTGAACCACCTGCTGCTGCTGAAACTGGACTAATTATAAATTCATTTATAGATTCCAATCCATCTGTAGTCACACTTGAACCCGCTATAAAATTGTTAGCTTTATTCGCATTATCACCACTTGTTATGACATATGAAACTATAACAACCGCACCATCAGGTAAACTTGCACCAACAGAATCATTACCAAAATATATCTGATAAAATCCTGCTTTATTTTCTTGTATGAAAAATGCTTTTGATGTTGATGTAATATCAAGAATTTCAGTAACTCTTTGATATGAATTTATTGATGTGCTTGATGATGATGGTTTGACAGACACCTTTAATGTTTGTATATCTATATTTGCATCTGGTAATGAGAAAACCTGTTTTGGATTTGTCGCTGCATTATAACTATAATTATAAGTGGTATAATTACCCTCATATATCTCAAGATTTTCAAAATAGAAAGAAGTATTTGATTTTGTTGCGATTGTATCTTCCAAAACTACAAAATTATAAGATTTACCATCTATTAAATTTGACATGAAAATGTAACCAGCAGGAAGTGTCAATGTATCTGCTGTATTCGATGATGAGTTGGCAGTAAAATTAATTGTAGCAACAGGACATGTCATTGAATAAGGTAAATAACCTAATGTTTTCGCATGAGATACTACAGAATCTCTTAATATTGCAGTATCTAAGAAAGATTCATTTGCAACCATGTTCAAATAATAAGCGTTATAATGTGTATTATAAGCTAGTATATCTAAAAGGACAGAAAGTCCAGAACCTTCAAAATCATAATCTGTAAATTCAGATTGTTGATTTAAAAAAGTTTTTAAATTTTGCTTGATTGTATCGAAATCAAGTTCTGTTATGCGTAAACGGTCAGCCATTTTATCTAATTCGTTCTAAGAAAAAGTTTATTGTTATTGGGTTTGGTAAATTCACAATATAAAATTCTAAAGTAACTCTATATCCATTTTCATCGGGTGCAGGAGTAGCTATCACTTTTGATACACTTACTCTGGGTTCAAAATTATCTATAGTCTCTGATATCTCACGTTCAATTTGTGCTCCATTAATATCATCGACATTTTCAAACAAAAGTCGTTTTACATTACTTCCCAAAACAGGATTAAAAGGTCTTTCATAGTGATTTGTCAGAACCAAATTTTTCACTGAATTGGTTATAGCATATTCATTTTTAAATTTATTGATATCTTTTTTTACTGGATGAACTTTAAAATTTAAGTCCAAATCAGAAAAAATTCTTGTTGTTTTAATATTTACGGTAGCCATGTTCTATTTATTCTTAATCTCCAACATAGACGTTAGGTGAACCACTTGCAGTTGCTGGCGCACAATGTGGACCACCAGGTATAGGACAAAGACCATCAGGTTCAGCATTATCTGGACTATGATTTACAACCATTTTTTGATTGATAAAAACGTTCTTACATGCAGCTATTAAATTACCACCACTATGAGTATTTGGGTCACCATTAACTGCAACTAAAAGACTATTTGCAAATACTGTTGATTGACCAACAACAACTGTTGATGCACCACAAATTCTAGAATCTGTAT